AACTTAAATACAAGATACATATACAGACAAAATTATCTTTTTGATATGGCTATAGAAGAAAAGAACATTCAAGAACGTGTAGACGCTCCTAAGGCAGATGCGCAGCCTAGGTCGCCTCGCTCACGTATCAACGAGAGTCGTATGGCTCTGGCTAAGCTCTACGAAGAGCAGAAAGAAGAGATTGACAACCTCCCTGAAGTCGTAGAGGAAGATGTGGTGACAGAACTGTCATTCATCGCCCCCACAGACGAGTTCCTAGGTAAGGTATCAAACGTGGTATCCCAAGTGGTCGATGGTCTCAAGGATGTTACGGTTGCCGCTAGCAATGCCCGTAGGTTGCTAGACAGCGGTGCATTGTATGTGTGCGACCTCAGCGACTCCCTGGCTAAAGAAGACTTCCTCGCTAAGTACGCTTCCGTCGTAGATAGGGAGGGTATCTATACAGTGGAAGAATGGCTGAAGTTTGGTTCAGCTCTTGTTGCTGGTGACGAGGAGCATGGTGCGTTCAACATCATCCCATTCATCTTTGAAACACCAGATGCCGAGGAGGGTGTAGCAAACAACGCTCCATTCGTTGCCTTCTCGGCTATCGACCCTAACGGCGTTGTAAAGACATCTGACTTCATCCTACACCTAGACGGTGGCAACAACGAACAGTTCACGGAAGTTATCAATCTTCTCCTAGAACAGCTTGTGAAGACATCTACAGTAGGTATCCATGAAGCGACCTCTAAGTCCTGCGGGGTGCATGGCTATAAGAAGTACGAAGGGAAGATGCTCTGCAACATGAGTAAGGAGGATATTCGCTCTGCTATTCGTGAGGAGAAGAAGGAACTCGCTAAGCTCAAGTCCGAGAGGAAGGCTATGGATGAGTCCGACAAGAAGTGTTGCAAGGCTTGCGACAAGGAGATTAAGAGGAAGCAGGAACTCATCGAAGTCCTCGACGAACGCCTCGAATACCTCCGTGGCTGTAAGAAGGCAACGAAGACGAACGAAAGTCAAGAGACTCCTGCCTCCATCAACGAGAAGAAGGACGAAGAAGATACCAAGGACGACGAAGAGCCTAAGGACGACAAGGAACCTGAAAAGGATTCTAAGGACGACACCAAGGACGAAGAAGGCAAGGAGGATGACAAGCCTCAGTACGAAGAGAAGTTCGTGCGCTTCAAGTCTAAGAACTTAGATGGTGCTATTGAGTTCTTCAAGAACGAAGGCATCAAGGAGAAGGACATTCAAGTGGCAGAGAGGGAAGAAGGTGAGGACGATGAGCCCGCTAGCGGTGTTATCCTCGTTCCACTGAAGTACCGTGAGAAACTCGACGAAATCACACAGAGGCTATGGGGTAAGACCCTAGAAGATGTCTCTGGTACGGTTATCGAAGAGGAGCCAGAAGATGAGGAACCTCTCACAGATGACGACATCCTTAACATTGATGATTTTGACTTCGGTGACGAAGACCCCGACAAGGAGTGAGTCCTAGAGGCTTAGATAGAAGGGTGGAGGGAATGAATCTCTCCACCCTTTGTTTTTTTTATGTAAATAGTTATACAGCTAAAAGTTACATATTATTTGCAAATAAAATATGGCAGTTTCTTTAGATTATAGACGACTGAAGGCGGCTGGTGTATACACCTTTGAGACGGATAATACACAATCCGTCGCAACGGAGGTCTCCGCCCTTCGGCTCTTGGTTGGGTTCGACCCCAACGTGCCCTTCAACACCCCTATGTACTTAGAGGATGAGAAGATGGTACAAAACCTTTTCGGGGACATTGATGACAAGCTCGAAAGGAAGGGTTCATTCATGAACCGTATGGCAAGGACAATGGTGCAGGTAGACCCTATCTTCGCCATCAGCCTCTTGCCAGCTACCGACTCTGATTTCAGTGGCTACTCCGCCTTCGGGTTTAATGCCTCCACCCCTAACCCCAGTCAGATTGCTTCCCATGGGGCTGCTGACGGGGATTTGCGTACAGAGGCACTGAAGAAGAAGTACAAACCCTCTGAGCACTTTATCAAGAACAAGCACGGGTACAATGTAGGGATTGCTCCCTTCCCCGCTCTGTTTGATAGGTCTCGTTTCTGGAAGCCTGAGCCTGAGAACGTCCTACGTCTGGCTATGGCAGCTACAGGTGCTGGTGCAGGGAATATCGCCACAGCCCCACTCTTCACTTTCGCCAATACCTCCAGCAAGGATATTTCTATTGCTGTGTTCAAGGCTAATGACCTACACAACTACGATGTCATGGCTAGGGACTGGTATGGTGGAGAGAATAAGATTCCTTACCCTTGGATTCGTCCTACGGACTACATGAGCGATTTCTTCGTTCAGGTGGTGGCTATTGACGGGTCTTGGTCGGAATATGACACATATGCCTCTGACCCACACTGGGGACGGTTCTTTACGCAAGATGGACTCAGAAGGTCGGCTTTCAATAACTTCCTCTCTTCCGATAGCGTACGTCTGATTGGAACTTGGGTAGGGTCTATCATCCCTGACTTCAAGGATAAGACAGGTGCGGTAGAGTATATCCAAGACAAGATTAACAGCTCGAATAAGCTCACTGGTCTCCTCTGTTCTGTGAACAAGGATGCCCTCTCGGCTCAGTACCTTGACTACGACAACCACGGCTCGCATGTCTTCTTTGACGACCTGACGGGTGCAAAGGTTCCACGGCGCAAGGTGATTGACATGATTGGACACACCATCCACAAGGATACGAGGGAAGTCTCTTTCCTCTCTCACTCTACGAAGATTCCAGGAGACGTGAAGCTCATCGAACATATTGGTGATGCACGCTACTTCGGTGGGCTGAACACTGTTGTGTTCCCTGACCTATCTGTTGCCGATAGCTTCAACAAATTCTTCGGTGATGTGGAGGGTAATCCCAGCGCAGGGGTCAAGAAGGTTGCTGACCTGATTGCAAATGTAGAGAAGGAGATGACAGCTGTCCGTGACGGTCTATATAAGAACGTAGGCGGCAAGACTTCCCCCATCACTCTGCTCTGGAGCAACCCAGACTCTGACACAGACAGGAAGAGGAACAACATTGTCTTCGACGCTCCACAGGATGCAAAGAAGATTACAGCTGGTCTGCTTACCGCTGTGCAAGGTGGAGTGGCCCTGAACACCAACCTCCCCTCTTCTTGGGATAAGACCAAGGAGTTGGTTTACTTCGTAGAACAGGATGCTAATGGTATCGTTATCACGAAGGCAGGTGCTCCTGTTAAGACCTTTCCTAGCAAGTCTTCGGATGTGGATGACCTGATTGCAGGGGTCACTCTTTACTTCGAGGTGTCTAAGATGTTTGTTGTAGAGAATGTTCTGTTCCTTCTACAACAGCTGAAGAAGGCAACGACAGCAAATGAGTTCCTCGCTATCCTCTACAAGGCAAAGACGATTGTAGCAGGTCTACCTACCCGTGTGTCTGCTCTTCCTGCGGTCAAGGAGCTATCCGATACCATCGAAGAACTCCTAGAGGGTATGACCTCTACGTTTGAACGTTCTACCACACCTAAGATTTCTACGGAGACCTATCTGTATAACATCAACAAGGGTGATGGTAAGACCATCCTAGGACGCGAGGATAACTTCGGGTTCACAGACGCTAACCCTGTCCTGAAGAACAAGTATGAGAGTGCAGTCGCTCCTACCATCCCAGGTATCACTAGGGTGAACAGCGTGCGTGTGGTGTCTCTCGATACCCTGAAGGCTATGAACGCTCAGTCTAAGGCAAATGGCACTGCTAGCGAGCTCACCCTATCGGATGACTATATCGCTACGCTAGAGCAGATGGCAAATGCCATGAACGGACGTTTGCAGTTTAAGATTATCTCTGCTGGTGACCCTATCTCTATCAAGGAAGGAACGTCTAGCGATACGTCAGACAACACCCCTGCTTTGGACATGAAGGGTGTCATTCAGGCTACGAACGATGACAAGGTGTCCCTTGAGGCTATCAAGGCGTATATCCTTCGTAACATCCTTCGCTTCAGCAAGGAGAACTCTGTGGGTAGGGACATCACGAACAAGATTCTCAACTTCTTCTCTACAAACGGGAAGGCGATGTATCTGTCCGTACAGAAGCCTCTCTCCGACCCAGAGGTGGCAACCACCATCCGTCTCACTCCGCTCAAGGGGCTTATCATTTCCAATAAGCACCTCCCTGGCTACGACAAGGATGGCAACCCTAACCACGAGAAGGGTGTAGAGAAAATCTACGGTATGCTAGAGGAAGAGGGAATCCTACGTGGGCTCATTAACCCTGACCTGATTGATTATAGGTATATCATTGACTCTATGTCATACGGTCTGGGTAAGGAGAGCTTCGGGAAGTCCTACCTCGCTCGCCTAGCGAAGAAGAGAGGGAAGTGTACAGCCCTGTTGAACGCTCCGTCTATGAGGCAGTTCGAGCTTTCTACCGACCCCTACTTCTGTGATACGTTCAACACAGGTAAGGGTGTGAAGCCTGCCTTCGATACGAAGTACATCCCCAAGGGTGGGAACACAGAGATGACCTACACAGCAGGCTACTCTCTCCCCTCTGAGGATAACGGAGGTAAGTACGCAGCGGTGTTCGCTCCGTTCCTCAAGTACAACGACGGAGGTAAGACAGCTCTCGTTCCTCCCGCAGCGGATGTGTCAAATGCTATGATGCGTAAGTACAAGGGTGGCAACCCTTACGCTGTGGTGGCAAACCTCGACGGTATCCTATCGAACAGGTTCCTCACAGGGCTAGAGTACACCTTCGATACAGAGGACAGGGGCTACCTAGAACAGATTGGTATCAATCCAATCATAGCTAGGAACGCACAGGTTATGATTTACGGCAACAAGACCTGCTACCAGGATGTTCGCTCGGACTTCAACTTCCTGCACGTTCGTGAGCTCCTCAACACGATTGAGATTATCGTAGAGGCCGTACTTCAGAAGTATGTGTTCGACTACGATAACAATATCACCAGGCCTCAGATTAGGGGCGACATCGCCAGCGAGCTCGCTCCTCTTGTTCAGTCAGGTGTGCTGTTGCAAGCTCCACGTATCATCATGGACGATAGCAACAACAGCGACCCTCAGCTGAAGATTGAAGGTATCAGTGTTGTGGATATTGAGATTGTGCCAACCCTGTGTAACGAGAAAATCATTCAGAACATCAAGGTTCAGAAGAATGGCAGCATTGTTCGTTAATAAAAGAAACCAGATAAGATAATGGCAGAACAGCTAAAAACAAGGTCACACGGACTTGCCGTCTATCCGCAGTATAGACACTCCCGAATCTCCATGGAGATGATGGAGCCGATATACCCAGGCTTGTTCTTTGTGGATATTATTCCTCCTGCCCACGCAGGGTTTAGCACAGAGGAGAAGAACCTCCTTCTGGAGAGCATCACGAAGGTGAACATCAGTAACCCCATCAAGATGACACAGGCGGAAATCCAGCACAACATGAACGTCTCCCGTTCGTATGCTGGAGCCCACGCAGGGGATACCTATGTCGATATTGATATTGACTTCGAGGTCAATCTGATTGACATCAATGGGGAGCCTAACCACCTGACGTACTCACTCATCAGGAGGCTTCTTGACCCTGTGTATAATGTCTTCACGGGTATGACGACAACGAAGAAGAACTACTCTATTCCACTACTCTCTGTGATAGGGCTGGATAGGGATAGAAAACCCTACTGGGGCTTCATGTGTCGTAGTATCTTCGCTATAAGTGCTCCCACCATCCCCGCGTTTGACTATGCGAACAAGGGGATTTGGAAAATACAAGGACTGAAGTTCAGGTGCGACCATTATAGCGAGACGGGGAACTTCGCTAAAATAGGATAGTAAATCCTTAGATTATAGGGGATGGGGTGTAGGTGTTACCTATACCCCATTTCTGGTTAAATACCCTAAACTAAAAGAGGATGCCCTTAGTATTCACGGAGAAGAAAACCAATCACTCTGCTATTGACGTCAAGAAGATGATGTCAATAGGAGGGCAGATGCACGATATGCTGAACAAGGATGTTGTGAATAAGTTCGGTGTGGATGCTATATACTTCCGTGCTATACCCGTTAAGGACTCTTCGGACGTCATCTTCC